CTAAAACAACAGAATAACGTAAAGTTTATGAGTACGTCTTTTATCAGGGGCATAACTATAAATAACGCTGTAGTGATTGTGGATGAATGTCAGAACTTGAATTTTCATGAACTTGATAGTATAATTACTAGAATAGGTAAAAACAGTAAAATTATATTCTCTGGGGATTATACACAATCTGATCTAACTAAGGAAAACGATAAAAAAGGTATTCAACACTTTATGAAAATCCTTAAATGTTTAAAAGAATTTACTGCTATTGAGTTTGGAATTGATGATATAGTAAGAAGTGACTTTCTTAAACAATATATCATAGCAAAGTATAATATACAATCTAATGGAAACTATTAATGTCATACTAGACTCAGAGTCAGAACATAGACAATGTAAGTTGCTAGGTGAGTACATAGAATGGGGAAAAACTAGACTTCCTAATTTATATATAAAATTAAATCACTTGTTTCCTAACTATATATTAAAGTATAAAACTTTAGTAGATATTGAAGAAATAACAAACTGGGTTTATCCAATAGAAGTACCTTATGTAAAACAAGTAATAAATATTAAAAATTTTATTAATATAATTCCTAGTAGAGTAGTAAATAACAAAGGTATTATATTATTTATTCTAAGAGAAAATTTATTAGATAGTGATGTATATAAAATACAAAAATCTATGAAAAATAAAGATATAGCTAAACGAATAGTATTTTTATCTGTGCATAAAGATAATAATCATAACTTTAAACATTATAATGTAGCTCCTCATCATTTTCATAACTTTAGTGTTGATCAAAGAAATACAACAGAATTAGATAATAATACTTGTACCTTTATAGATAATTATAATAAAAGACATTTTTGTTGTTTTCTACAACACTATGCAGATAATCCAGAAAGAAAATATTTATTGAGTTTTTTAGAAAAACATAACTTACTAGATAAAGGTTTTATTTCTGCAAAAAATTATGGAAAAGATTTTAATACCACAGGTAAAGGTGGTTACTCTTTTACAAGTTATAACTCTGTATTTAATGATTTAGATATAGCTACTACTATTAATAATTCATATATTAATATAATACCAGAAGGAAATTTTACCCATAGAGAATCACAGTGTGTTACCGAAAAACCTTTAAGAAGTTTTTTCTATAAAAAACCTTTTATAATGATGAATAGACAATATGATTTAAAATATATACATAGTATGGGATATAAAACTTTTTCACCTATTATAAATGAGTCTTATGACAATATATATAGCCATTCTAATAGACTAGCAGCTATATGTATAGAAATAAAAAGATTAATGAATAAACCTTTTATTGAATTTAAAAAAGATATGAAACAACTAGAGGATATATGTAATTATAACTATATGATATATAAAACTAGAGAAGAAAAATTAGAAAAGTACTTATATGAGCAACTACTGTCTGTAAAGAAATAAAAAGATTATTAGATAAACCTTTAAACGATTTTGTTAAAGATATGAAACAGTTACAAGATATATGTGAGCATAATTACAAATTATATCTAACTAACAAAGAGGTATTTAAGAACAAGTTTTATAAAAAAATACATGGAACAAATAATGAATAGTATATATAAAAACTTTGATAATAACACACTAAACTATGATCATGATTATTACCCTTGGGCTTTATGGGTGTTGGAAACAATACAAGAATTATATCCTTATGTAACCAGTCTTGAAAATATACATAATGAAGTAGCTACTAGAGAACTTGTATATATAACAGACATGGTACAAAAAAGACTGAGTGCTCCTAATTATTCTAAAGAGTTTGATGCTTTTGCGGAAACTTATATAGCACCTCTATTAGACAATAAAAGATACTTAATTAAGAGACGCCCGACTCTTAATTTAGTAATACCTAATCAAGAAAGATTAGGTAGAAAACTACCATTTCATCAAGGTATATTTTATAAAAATGGTAGAGGCCAAGGTACTATATGGATGCCGTTAACAAGAGCATATGATACTAACTCTATGTATGTAGTGCCTACAGATAGTTCTAGAAAAATTACAAAGGCATTAATAAAAGATCAATGGGATCAGAAAACATTTGAAGATACATGTCTACAAACTGCCTATCCATTAGATTTAGAGATAGGACAGGCACACTTATTTCACCAAGAAATACTACATGGTAATGTGAATAATGAAACTGATATTACTAGAATGGCTATAGATTGGCATGTCTTAATAGAAGGAGAAGAATTTGGAGGCAGGCTTCCTGGTGGATTCTTTAGGTTACCTAATGACATAGAATATAGAACAATAAATCATACAAATGATACCTGTATAGGATATATAGGTAATAATACAAACTATGACAGAGATATTCCTCTTAATCTACAAAGAGATGCAGTCCGGTCATTTTGTAAAGAATATAATATACCTAATAATATGATGCAAGTTGAAAATGAATATCTACATTGGCTGCCAATATTACAAGATTTATTAGAGTCAAAAATAGATGTTATAGTCATGCATAGTATATATTCATTACCTGACGATATAGATAGACGTGAATATATAATGGATCTAGCTTTAACAAATAAAGTTACTATATGGTTTGCTAATGAAGAGTTTTGTCTGAGTAATGAGTCTGAGAAACAAAAAATTAATACATATTTAAATTTCGGCCATAAGCATAAAGGATGGATGCCGTGGGAGACATGATATTACAAGAAACTAGTATAGATTATGATTTATCTTTTATACATAATATTGAATGGTTTAATTATAAAGACCCTTTAAAAGATATTATGACTCACCAACTTAAGGAACTGCATGCACCATATGGAGGTATGCCCTCTAGCTATACAGATGAAAATACTATCATATATCAAAAATTCTTATCTAAGTTTGAAATAGATTATGAGATCTTAAGTCAGCAAACAAATATAGATATACATACTGTATCCGTAATAAGACAAAGACCGGGAAATTGTATACCTTTACATGTAGATAAATTCTATAAACTAAGGCAAATTAAACCTGATGGTAAACCTGTTAGAGCTAATATTTTTGTAGAAGATTGGGCAGACGGACACATACTTCAGTTTGGAGACGAGTTAAAATGGAATTGGAAAAAGAACACAGGATGGATATTTAATGAACATGTTCCTCATCTATCAGGCAATTGTGGTATGCAAGATAAATATACCCTACAACTATCAGGATTTTTTAAGTAATGGCAATTAGATATACAAATTTACCAGATAATAAAAGTAAACCTTTTGGAGGTGCTTATAGTGTTCATGATAGAGAATTAACTACTTATAGAGATGAAACTATACGAATGTTTACTGTTAATAATAATTATACAGAGAAAAATGCAGAGATAATCAAACAAGATTTTTTGCAAACATATAAACAATGGATGTTTAGTTCTTTTCCTAGAATTAAGGGAGTAGAACAATATAGTCATATGTGTTTTACACAAGGAACTACAGAATCTTTTGCACAGTTTTATATTAGATACAGAGATAATCATAGACTACGAATAGCAAAAGGTGAATATTTCTATAACCAAATGATGAAATCATTATGGTATAGTGATAATTTTGCTTGGTTAGATGACGAACCTATCAAAGAAGGTGATGTAGTATTACTAAGTGTACCCTTTGCAGACACAGGTGCTGTTCCTAGTGATCTTGAAAAACTATTATGTGAGTGTGATAAATTAAAAGTACCAGTTATGTTAGATTTAGCATATCTTAATTTAACAGTAGATATATCATTTGATCTGTCTCATCCTTGTATAGAATATGTAGTGTCATCTCTTTCTAAAGTATTTCCTATTGAGAATCATAGAGTAGGTATCAGACTACAAAAAGAACCTTTTGAAGACCAAATATATGTAATAAATGAGTATAACTATAATTATATTAATTTATTAAGTGCATATCTTGGTACTGCTATGATGAAGAAGTTTTCAGCTAATTATGTATTTGAGAAATACCATAGTAAACAATTAGCACTTTGTCAAAAACTTGATTTAGTACCTTCCTATTGTGTGTATTTTGGTATAGACTACTCTGGACGGTTTAGAGAATATAACAGAGGTGGTAATGGAAACAGATTATGTTTCTCAAGAATTTGGGATGGAAGAATGACGTATGAGTTGTAATAATGACTGGGACGAGTTAGAAGAGATTATAGTAGGTACAGCGGATTATTGTAATATACCTATACCTAATATTAGTACTCTAAAATGTCAGTACCCAGAGTTTGAAGAAGAATATATAAAATCAGTAGCAGGTTTCTATCCTCAACAAATTATTAATGAACAGAATGAAGATCTTGAAATACTAAGTAATACTCTAAAATCTTTAGGAGTAAAGGTACATAGGCCAAATACTCAGTATGCAGAATCAAATACGCAATCACCTACATGGCACGGTAAAAATTGGCATTATTATTCTCCCAGAGATCTCACACTTATTGTAGATGACAAAATCATAGAAACTCCTTCTCCTATATGGAATAGACAATTTGAGACATGGGGCTATAGAGATATTTTTACCCAAATGTTTCATGAAGGGTATTCATGGCTAAAAGCTCCTATACCTTTATTATCAGATGAAAACTATAAAGAAGATACTAATGGAGTTCCTGCATTAAACAATAAAGAGATTTTATTTGAAGCAGCTAATTGTGTAAGAGTAAATGACGATATTCTATACCAAATATCAAATACAGGTAATAGGTTAGGTGGAGAATGGTTACAACGCATTTTAGGTAATAAGCATAAAGTACATATTACAGAAGGTCTTTACTCATATGCACACTTAGACAGTACTATAGTACCTGTTAAAGAAGGATTAGTTTTATATAATGCAAGTAGAGTAAATCTTAATAATGAACCCGAAATATTTAAGTCTTGGGATAAAATTTGGATTAATGAATGTGTAGGAAAAACAACAGCACCAGCAGGACTACCATGGGGAGCTAGTGAGTGGATTGGTATGAACTTCCTTAGTGTGAATAGTAAACTAGCTATTGTAGATAAAAAACAAACAGAAATTCATAAAAAACTAAATGCTGTAGGTATTGAAACAATACCTTTAGAATTACGACATGATAGACTCCTAGCTGGAGGATTTCATTGTGTTACTTTAGATCTAAAAAGAAAGAGAGCATAGTAAATGACATTAACAACTTTACTGGAAAAAATACCAGAGTTTAAAGGTGCAAACTTTTTAATTAGAGTGCCACTTGCAATAGTGTTTATACTACAAGGACTATCAAAGTTACCAGTTAATATAGAAGATGCCGAAAGTTATGGACTACCGATGACTATTTGGTTTTTTGTAGCATGGGGAGAGTTATTTGCAGGTGTAGGGTTACTCATTGGGGCTCTAGCCATATTCCCTAAACTATGGCCAGTTTTTGGAGATGCACTAACTAGATTCTGTGGCATCACTATTTGTGGGATTATGACAGGAGTTATATTAATAGGTGAGCCAGATAGTTTAATAGATGTCTTATTATATGATAATCTTCACGTTATGTTGTATTGTGGTGGATTATTTTTTGCTCTTAGAGGCAACAGGATATATCTAAATGGCCTATAATAAAAGTAAAGCTAAAGGTTCAGCATACGAACAAAAAATAGCTGTATTATTAAGTAAAGAGTTTGATGTAGAATTTAGGAGAGTTCCTTTGTCTGGAGCTATAGACTACTTAAAAGGAGATATATGGACACCACATGATACTGCGTGGTGGCCCTATTGTATTGAGTGTAAACATTATAAAGAGATTCAATGGAATAACTTATTAACTTCTAAAACTACTAATATATTTGGATTTTGGGAACAAGCAGTGCGAGAAGCAGAAGTAATGAAAAAGAAACCTCTATTACTATTTAGATGGGATAGATCTAAAGATTTTGCTGCATACGATGATGATACAGAAGTTGATGATTATGTAGAGATTTCATCTTTTGGACACAAGTTTAAAATATCTAGATTAGATGACTGGATTAAAGCAGTAAAGAAAGCAGATAAGTTACCTAAGTATAGGGAAGAGAAGTGACATAGCTATTGCTAACTTGTTTTATATTTGTTATATTTATTTATAAACATAGGAGATAAATATGACTAAATCATGGAATGATCTT